CTACAAATAACGAAGGGAACGCTATCTTCTCGATTTCGTCTAATGGAATCGGATTATTCCGTGTTGATCTATTGGATGTTGTTGTTCATCCAACGGTTGCATAAGATATAAATAGATAGCCTATGTGCTATTCTATTTAAAACTGCCTATGTGCTAACTTATATTGAAGGAAAATAATATGTCTATCTTAACAAAATTAAAAGCTAAAAAATCTCTAGTCGCTCAAGTCAAAGACGCTCAGCGCGAAAACAAACAAGACACTCGTATGGTACCTTACTACGATCTGAAAGATGGTGAAAAGATGAAAGTCTTAATCCTTCCAGACGTTAATGGTGAATTATGGTGCAAATTCGCAAAACACGGTCCAAACCTAACTTATACTAAAGATGGTAAAAAGTACGCAGTTCGTGGCGCTGGCTCTATCGGAACACTACCAAATAACTCTGAATCACCAATCATGCAACATGGTTACGATTTATTAGCTCAAGCTGAATCAACTGGCGATAAGTATTACAAAGAAGAGGCTAAAAAGTGGTTCGCAAAGAACTATACTTACGTTAGCTGCTTGGTTCTAGAATCACCCATCGAAGTTAAACCAAATCCTGATGGTGGTGAAGTTAAACTTCTAGCATTACCTTACTCGATTGAGAAGATGATTATCAACGAGATTTCTGAGGGTAATTTAGCTGAAGATGACTTCTTCCGCACACCGCTTATTATCAAGAAGGGTAAAAATGACGGCGGTTTTGCGAGCTACGAAGACTCTTTCTTCGCTCGTAAGACATTAACTGACGAAGAGTTAAGTCATATTGAAGAAGACTTCAAGATTGAGCTATACGATTACAGTAATCTTGATATCGTTCCAGAGACTCCAACTGTTGCTGAGCAGCAAGCTTGGTTAGATAAAGCGTTGTCAATCTACGCAAAACATCAAGCTGGCACGTTTAAAGAGGAAGATGCTGACGATGAGAAGCCAGCGCCAACTCGTAAAACGCGCACGGTTGTGGAAGATGAAGATGAAGCTCCGGTTCGTCGTAAGCCGGCTGCTGCTGATGATGAAGAAGATGACCTTCCGGAAAACTTCGGTCAGGCAACAGTTAATGAATCTACTGACGATGAAGAATCAGCTCCACCTGCTGCAAGTGCTCTTCGCTCACGTCTAGCTGGATTACGTCGTAGTTAATCTGCTTAGATACCTACCTAAATAGATAAAGGGTTTAAGATTTATTCTTAAACCCTTTTACTTTGTTAAATAACACAAATGCATTCAAAAGGATATATCATGATTAGCAATCTCAGAACTGGTATTAAACAATCTATCACAGATATGTTGAGTGAATCGCTCAATCCAGATGGCACCCTAAATGTTCAAGATGTTATTAACACGCTCAGTTTAATGGAACGTGCCGCAGAAGCAGAGGGTATTACCTTAGAACTATCATACGTTGATCGTAAGATAGTTCTACACTATATCGAACGCAAGAGTGCAGATAAAGGAACCGCTGCTGTGTTTATGCAGAAGCTTTGTGATTACGCAGACTCAATTCACCGTCCGATCGTTTTAGATGTCGAAATTCAAAACAAACAAACGGGTGAAGTTGATAGTGCTGTTCAAGCCGCTCTAATTCGATACTACACGCGTTTTGGATTTAAGCTAGCTCCTTCCATGAAAATGGATTATTCAGTTGGTGCTTATATTAATAGCAGTATTGGTTTTGGTATGATTCGTCAACCTAAGGTATAGATTCTATGAAATATTCACCTGATAGATGGATTATTTTAAAAATTACAACACCAGCAGAAACGATATATAAGGTTCTAGCCGGATGGTGGGGCGGTTATCTTGGTAGCGATCGCTGGAGACTTAATAGCGGTATTAAATCTTCAACCTTTAGCGACGATACGTTTTATTTTCAGAGTCTCACTGATTCAATATACGTATGCCATAAAGAAAGTTACGGTATGACTGGTTTAATGATGTCCGTTTATAGCTCAATGCGAGAAGCCGTCGAAGAGCAAGGTGAAGGTATGATTCTTGAACTCATCGATGAAGCCGATCCGTTCTTTAGTACCGTGGATGGATATGGCTCGTAAGTATAAACAAGGTCACTATACACCAAAGAATCCAGAAAAATGTATGAATTCTGGCGTGCTTACTTATAGATCTAGCTGGGAACTTCACGTCTTTGAATTCCTAGATAGATCTAATTCTATCATCAAGTGGGGATCTGAGATTGTTCAGATACCTTATCTAAGTTCAGTTAAGGGTCGGATGGCTAGGTATTTCCCAGATATATTCGTTCAATATAAGAATAAGCATGGTGAAGTTATAACAGAGATTATTGAGATTAAACCGGCTGCTGAAACTGAGAAGCCTAAGATGAGTCGAAGTAAGGCAACGAATGACTATAAGACGTTAACGTATATTACGAATATGGAAAAGTGGTCTGCTGCTGAAAAATACTGTCAGGAGAGAAATATTAAATTCCGTCTCCTAACAGAGAATCAATTGTTTGCCGGTTAACCGAAGTAAACACCCCAGTAATCAATATTACCATCCGTCATATCCTCGATCTCTTGCAGAAGATCTGTCTTATCCTGCACACCCTCTTGGATTAGTTCGGAACCTGGTAGTGTGATAGTGCCACTAGGTCCTGGAATCGATCCGCCAAATTTGCGGTAGGCATTGCCTAGAATAATCTTAGATTCAGCTAAAGTCCAACGAACAATCCAATCAATATCCGAATACTCCTCGTCAGCCAGGTCTTCATAGACCTCAACAAACCATGTTTCGTTTTGCTGTGGTGTGTTAAAGAAAGTAACCTCATGTCTAAACTTGTCAATCTGGAAATCGACATCAGTTGCAGCATATCGTTTCATCTCTTCCATTCTACCGGCTAGAAGAGCGTATTCAAGCATTGCAATGCCCATACAGCTCTGATTAACAGCAGTTGGTAGCATATCGATAATAGCACGCTGAGTAAAGATATCCTGTGTTCCTAGCAAGCCAGATGAGATTCCAGGTCTAATGACTTTTACACCATCGGTGACGTTATTAGGGATCGTGTATGTTGTAATACCCGCAGAAACCTCAACCGCCATCCATTTTCTGCGATAATTATTATGACCTTTTTGTTTGAATGTTCTTATTGCCGCCTTAAGTGCGATACCAACATCATCTTTACTCAGCTCGATATCAACTAGATTTCCACCTAACCTAGCTGAGATTTCATTATACAATTCGACGAGTGTCATATTATCACCTTTTAAAAATGTTTAGTTGGGTCATTCAAGAAGTCAAATTGAGTGCCTTGAATATAGCTAATATCTGTTGACTTCGGGGGTGTTGTTTGGTTTGCGCTAACATCAGTGGTCGGGACATATGATGCATAATCAATATCAGCCTCGTCCATAAGAGTTGAGAATACGGATTCATTATCGCTATTAATAGTAAGGTCGCGTGTTGCTCTAGATTTAGTTACAGGCACCGCAGTTAATGTGTATATGTATTCCTCATAAGAGCGTTTATCGTCAACGTCAACAATCTCCCAAACAGAGTAGCCCACCGTGTCTTCGAAGAATGGCAACTCAAACACATCACCAATAACCGGCTCTCGCCCTAATAAAGCGCAATCATCTATGTGAACGACATATTCAACTTCAGCCGTCATCGGGTTAACTAAACCAAATCGCGAGAAATCCGTTTTCATATGCGTACGTGGATCAAATGCAACCGGAATAGCAATATAATCTTTGGAGTATGAACGATTAATAATTTCGTAGAATACTTTATCTTTAAATGCGGTGGGTGATAATGTTGAGTCGTCTTTGTCACCTTGGAATAAAAAGAATCTAGCTTCCTTAAATGTTAGACCTACAGCCTCATATGATAACTTGCGTTGCAGCATTCGAGTCTTACTGCCATAAACACCAATCTTGCCCATTCGTGCAACGTTAGCCATTTACTTCTCCTACGACACATTCTTTAACGTACGCTTTAATCTTAGTCTGCTTTGTTACATCTCGAACTAGATCGGTCTGTTCTTTAGCAACGGCAGATCGTCTTGTATACATAACCTTGGTTGCATTACCTATTCTATCGATAATATACTTGCGAGTCTCTTTTCTATACTTCTGAATCGGAACAATATCGTATTGATCGACAATATTAGGTTTCAATAATAGTGTAATCTTCTTGTTTTTCTTACCGATTAATCCATAACCATCATCAACAAACCCAACATATCCAAGCTTCTTCATAATCTTAGCCCAAACCTCATCACCGTGAGATCCGTAATTATCAGCTATATCTTTAGTTATATTCCAAAAGCTTTCAAATGGAAATCGCATTCTAGGATCCATCTTAACTTTATCAACCGAAAGTTTAATGAATTCTGGTGTGTATAACTCATTTAACCGTGCGATATCATTAGATAAATCTTTATCTGTATAATCCCTAAGGTCCTTAATAACTCGTCCATTAGATATTGTTTTATCTAATCGGAACACGTGAGCATACATTCTATCGGTACTAACATGACGACCAATAACGTCGTTAATATCGTAGCACTCAAACCCTTTAGGATGTTTGAGTTGATCATTAACGATTCCGTCCATCTCAAACTTATCGTCATTTGAGAAGGTGATGAGTATATCCAGGCGACCATAGTAGAGCATCCTGAGCTCGGAAACATCCATCCAGGACGCTGTGTCTGTCTCTTGAAGTAATAATTGGTCGAATGATGGCATAGTATGCTCCGTTAAATACTATTATATTTACAAATACTCTAGGTAGAGGATAAACGATGGAATTATATCCATTCACAGCTGGCAATCAGATTAAGACTTATATCAGTCAAATTATGCGCGTTTTCTCAGGGTTTCAATACGATACAGGAGACGGCGTTTTAGATCGAATTCCTTTAGTTTACGGCGGCATGCAGCGTATTGTTGCTGGTATCTTATCTAAGACAGGTAATATCCACCAGACCCAGCGTGCCCCTATAATGGCGCTCAATATGACAGGTATCGAACTTTTGGCTGAGGGTAAACGTTCACCCCTTCATGCGGAATATGTGCCTAATCTTGCCGTAGATCCGACCGCGAGAACAGTTGCTTCAAGAATCATCGGCCCAAGTTTTCAACTGGGTATTGAGCTTGGCGTATATGCATCAACGATCACAGAATTGTTTGAAATCGTTGAACAAATCTTGTTGATCTTTAACCCACGCGTCACTATTAACGTGGATACGACAGTTGCATCTGGTGCATATCTGACCGAGATCTCGTTAGTTTCGATTGAGCCTGAGGTTAACTATCCATTAGGACAAGACGCAAGCATTGCTATGATGACGTTAAATTTCTCAGCACCTATTAGACTTCGTTATCCTCACGGAAACGACGATATCATCATTAAATCTATCACCGCGAACGTTGTATCGAACGAGGGTGGAGAAGTCGATCTAACTGATAAAATTACATCAACAGGGGCTTAATTATGGCAACAGTTAAAAGCATTTCAGCATTATTAGACCGCTCCAGAGTTATTGATAGTTTCTATTGTCGATTCTTTAAGTTGCCCGAGAACGTTGGTAACGTAATGGGGCGTCAGGTTAAATCTATATCTAGACCCGAGATTACATTTGATATAGATCCAGTCAACTTTAAGAAGTTTAACTATCAGCATCCTGGTCGAGTTACATTCAGTCCTGTTTTAGTTGAATTCTTCGATGACGAGAACTCAGTTCTAAGCAGCCTGTTATATGTTCAGATTATGCGGCAGTTGAATCGTTATAAGGATCTAATGAACGTTCCGCCAGATCGTTTAGACCCATCTGAGCGAGATTATCGCTTCGATATTCAAGTTGACCTATACAACTCAAAAAGAGAAGTAACGGAGAGCTTTATTTTGCATAGCTGTTATATCAGTTCTCTATCTCATCAACAACCTGAAATCGTTGACGACGGAATTACAACGATTTCAGTAGAACTAACTTATCATAATGTTAGTTATAAGATTGTCGATTCATACGTTAAAATGCTTGAAGAAGGTTCTGCAGGTGTTTAATTAATTAATTTTTTGTTGCTGGAGAGTATTCCAAGAATTATACCCTCCAGCAACAACCCTAGACTAAATCGTTAATCCGCAATCCAATTCCCCATAAACCAGTGACCTTTACTTCTATAAGATAATTCAGATAGAATTCGTCTGGCTCGAGGTACCTGAATTCCATGATCCCTTATATATTCACTTAATACCTTAACCGGAATCTGCATCTGATGAGCTATTTCATCTACCGTTTTTTGCTCTAAAATTAGTTCAGATAGCAAAGCGATATTAATATTATTGAATGACCGCTTAGGATGCTTCTGAATTACTACGCTATCAGATTGAACCTCTTTTACCTTTGGCGGTTTAGTAATATTATTTCGCTTCAGGTATCGACTAATCGTCGTACGATCAATTCCATGCTTAGCTGCGGCTGCGGCTGTCGACATTCCCGCTAACACATCTTGAACCGCTAATAGTGTTTGCTTCTTAGCCATAATATACCCTCTTTATACTCGACCAAAGAAAGCTATATTGATATAGTAGCATGCACTTAAAACTAGGAGTGCACCTAGCCACGCATATAGTCGTTTAAAAAGCATATTAAATTCCTTATATTTTCTGTCAATATCAATATTATAGTACATTTCGGCGTAAAAATCAAGCAAAAATAAAAGACCCATACCGGGTCTTTTAAGTAGTTGATTTATATTATCTAAAGTTACTTATATTTCTGATCATGCTCTTTATGATTACCGTAAGATCCGTTATACATATGCAACGTTTCCGCGGTGAAGCAAATATACTGCGCAACGCGAGTTCCTGGTTTAATTTTCATAGTACCATTAACGTGCATTGCACCGGCCATAACACCACCAGTATACTCTTCATCTTTAAATCCATATCCTGAATCATATAACCCAGATGTAATAAAGACGCCATTGCGATTTAGTGTTGAGCGGGTGATTACGAAACCTGCTTCACCGTGAGCAACACCAATCTCATTTTCCATAACCACTTCATACGAACCAGATTCCAGATGCCAATATCCATCTTCACCGACTTCAATAAGAGTAGACTTGCGATGGGTCTTTGATTCCTCGTCGATAATAAAGATCGAACCATCGACGATTCGTCGAACCTGTTTTAATCGAAGATCGACAGCGTTTGGTTGAGGATCGCTTGGTTGAACATTAGTTAAAATCGAATTAGATGTTTCGCCTGCAATATTAATCATACCCATTACTATTCTCCTAAAATACGTTTAACTGCTAATGATGGACGTTCAAAGTCCCAAATCGGATTGGTGTTGAGTGATGGCTTATCTGATAGTCGTTTGCCGATCTCCAGAGACTTATCAAAATCAATCACCAATTGTCCTTGGTTAGCCGAGTGCTCGCGGAACTCAATCTTTGTGATAGCACATCGACCCTCTGATGTATTGTAAATGTAGCCCGCAGCCTGTTCGAACAAAAACAAACTCATCATCTCCATACTCACACCATAAGGCATCATTCGCATAGTACCATATAGTGAATTACCACCACTCAGCTCTTCTAGAACCTGTTCTCTCCGTGGATCTTCTGCAGATATAGCACTTGTATGATCACAATAGTACTCTAAGAACTGACGAATCTTCTTGAAGTTGCCAAATCCATAAACCCATCCGTATTGATCTAGCTCTTTAGCTGAAACCTCAATACTAACGATAAGGTCATACCCGTGCAGGTTTGCGCAAGGTCCTGGGGAACCATCAGCATTACAGTCTTGAAATTGAGCGTGTGCTCTGGGCATCCGATCAAATGTCTTTGTTACGCTGAATAAATGTGTTGTATCCATATACTCTCCTTTCTGGTTTAATTAGAGGTGACTGTGTTTGGGTAGTTTAAATCTAACCAATTCTCAACAGCCTGATTAATCATATCAAACGTCATGAAGCCCCCAAAATATCCAATCTCCTAGCGTTTTAGGTTTTCA